TCTTCAAGACAGACTCAAGTAACAACCCAATTCATGCAGGCGAGCAAAACGAATACGGCCTACAAGCTGCATACAGCTTGCTAGGTGTTAGCAATCGTGCGTATGTAGTACGTGCCGACATTGACTTAGATACACTGAACGCAACATCAGATGCACCAGCTGCATTGGCTGCTAATGGCACATACTGGTTTGATACACAAACTACAACATTCGGTCTGTTTGAATGGAATAATGCTCTAGCAACAACTACAGGCGGCCAGACATTTGCTAGCAAAGTCCCAACTGTTATTACAGACGAAACTAAGCTAGTTGGCAATTCTGTAAACGGTGATCCTAAAGCATCATTTGGTGCATTAGGCGACTATTGTGTAGTAGCAACTAACAGCGAAAACAAACTATTTTACAAAAACCGTGACGGTATTTGGGTTCAAGTTGGTACAGAAGATTGGTTAAACAGCTGGCCCGTTATTACTGCAACTGTTGGATCAACAACAGTCGGTACATTCACTATTAACGGTTCAACTGTTACTACAACAACTGGCATGTCTGCAACAACACTAGCACAAGCTATTACTACTGCATCTATTCCAGGAGTTACTGCCGAAGTACGTAATTCTAAAGTAGAAATATTTGTAGCCGCAAGCGCCGAATCGGACGGCAGTAATGCTGACGGCGGAATAACAATTGCTGGTACATTAACAGGCACAGGCATTACTGCTGGAACATATTTTGGTCCAGCACTGCAAATGTCTAAGCACACTAGCATTCCGCTATACAAGAGAAAAGACATTGCAAACGGTCGCCCAACTGGTTCTGTATGGATCAAGACAACTGAACCAAATAATGGTGCAAGATTCCGTGTTAAACGTTTCAACTCTGGTACATCACTATGGGAAGCGGTTGAATCACCAATCTATAATAGTGCAGCAGATGCAATCTATAACTTAGATAGAACCGGTGGTGGCTTGAACATTGCTACGGGTACATTGTTTACAAAGACTAACAACAACGAACTTAGTGGACAAGATAGCACACCAGCTGTAGTAGATTTTACTATCTATCGTAGATCTGCAACAGGCGCAACAACATTAACTTCAGCGGTTATTGCTACACAATATGATAGTGCAACTACTTACACGTTTAGCATGGCTGAAAGCCTAGTTGGCGGTGTAATAGATGCAGCAAAGACTATTACCTTAACTTCAGTATTAACTGGCGGCGCAGGCGACGCTGATTTTATCGCAGGCGCTATTAACTCTGCAGGATTTGCACACATTGTTGCAGATGTAGATGCTCAAAATAGATTAGTTATTACGCATACAGCAGGCGGCGAAATACAAATTGATGACGGCACAAATACTCCATTGTCAATAATTTACAGTACAACAACTACAACTAACTTGTTTACAGCACCTACTGGGTTAACAGGTTACAACTTTGTTGGTAGCTTATGGGCTCCATTAACCTACACAGCAGGTAATGATGCACCAACTAGCTTAACTGATGATGGCGCATTGTGGTACAGCAGCGTAGTTGACGAAATTGATATCATGATCCATGATGGCGACACATGGGTAGGATATAACAATTATGACTTCGGTGACGGCGTAGGCCTTACAGATGCAGCAGGTCCCCTTGTAGCTGCTTCAATGCCAGAAACACAAAGTGACGGCGTTAGTGCTCTAGTAACTGGTGATTTATGGATTGATACAAACGATCTTGAAAATTTCCCAACAATTTACAAATACAACGACGACGCAATTGCAGTTGCCGGATTTAACAGCAGAAAGTGGGTTTTAGTTGACAAGACTGATCAGAGTTCTGAAGACGGTGTACTATTTGCAGATGCACGTTACAATACAGCAGGCTCAAATAGTGACGAAGCTGGTTTAATCACAGACTTGTTAGAAAGCGATTACTTAGATCCAGACGCTCCAGATCCAGCATTATATCCAAAGGGAATGTTGCTATGGAACTTACGCCGTAGCGGATTTAACGTTAAGAAGTTTGTAAGAAATTACATTGACACTTCTGGCGATAATGAACGTTTCAACAGCAGTGAAGCAATGGCTGATTACTATCCACACCGTTGGGTAACAGAATCAGGCAACCAAGAAGATGGTTCAGGTACATTTGGACGCAAGGCGCAACGTAAAGTTGTTGTACAAGCTCTACAAGCACTTGTTAATAGCAACCAACAAATTCGTGACGAAGACGGCCGTATTTTTAACTTGATTGCTTGCCCAGGATATCCTGAGCTAATCGGTGAAATGATCAGCTTGAACTACGATCGTGGTTTAACAGCATTTGTTGTAGGTGATACACCTGCACGTTTAACACCCGATGCAACTAGTTTGTTAGCATGGGGTAACAATGCTAACGGCGCATTAGAAGATAACGATGTTGGCGCAGCTAGCTTTGACGAATACATGGGTATGTTCTATCCATGGGGTTATACAAGTGATAACTTTGGTAACAATGTTGCTGTTCCGCCAAGCCACATGATTCTACGCACTATTGCGTTGAACGATCAAGTTGCTTATCCATGGTTTGCACCAGCTGGTGTACGTCGTGGTGGTATTACTAACGCAACAGCAGTTGGTTATATTAGCAGCGAAGGCGAGTTTAAGTCAGTTGCACTAAACGGCGGCCAACGTGATACATTGTATGAAACTAAAGTTAACCCGATTACGTTCTTCACTGGAACAGGTTTAGTTAACTACGGTCAAAAGACTCGTGCTCGTGCAGCAAGTGCATTAGATCGTATTAACGTAGCTCGTTTAGTAATTCACTTACGTAGACAACTAAATCTATTAGCTAAGCCATACATCTTTGAACCGAACGACAAGATTACTAGAGATGAAATTAAAGGTGCTGTTGAAGCTCTTCTATTAGAACTAGTAGGACAACGTGCTCTATATGACTACTTGGTAGTTTGTGACGAAAGTAACAACACTCCAAGCAGAATCGATAGAAACGAGCTATGGATTGATATTGCTATTGAACCAGTTAAAGCAGTTGAATTTATCTACATTCCACTACGCTTGAAGAACACTGGCGAGATCGCAGGTCTATAATTAAAGGAAGAATAACATGGCAATCGCAACATTAACAAGATTTACAGTGCCTCTAGCTAGCGACCAGAGCGCTAGCACACAAGGCATGTTGATGCCAAAGTTGAAATATCGCTTCAGAGTGATGTTTGAAAACTTTGGTGTATCAACACCGACTACAGAACTTACAAAGCAGGTTATCACTGCTGCTAAGCCAAACGTTCAATTTGCAAACCAAGTAATTGAAATTTACAACAGTAAAATCAACTATGCTGGTAAGCACACATGGCAAACTATGGCTATCAGTTTACGTGATGACGTAACTGGTAACGTTAGCAAGCTAGTAGGCGAGCAAATGCAAAAGCAGTTTGACTTCTTTGAACAATCATCAGCAGCAAGTGCTATTGATTACAAATTCACTATGAGAATTGAAGTATTAGATGGCGGTAACGGCGCAAGCACACCTAACGTCCTTGAAACATGGGAATGTTATGGTTGCTATGTAACGCAAGCTAACTATCAAAACATGAGTTATGCTGAACAAGGTCCAATGACAATCGACTTGACAATCCAGCCAGACAACTGTTTACAAATTCCAACTGGTGCAGGTATTGGCTCTACAGTAGCACGTACTACTGGTACAGCAGCTACAGGCGGCGGAGTTTAAACTTACAGAAAAGCAGCTTAGGCTGCTTTTTTTGTGATAACCATTATCTACGTAGTTAATACGGATAGATAAATATTTGTATGACTAGTAAATCAAGTGGACAATTTAATAATGCAGGTGGCAGAGGACTCGGCGATTTTAAACACGCCGCGAGAACATTTGTTGACGGCGACTTTGCATTAGCGCCACGTTTAAAGTTTCAGTATCATGTACAGTTCAGCGGCAAAGGACTTAGCAGCGACCTTAACTTGTTAGTTAAAAGCACAGACCTGCCTAAGTTTCAAATTACTAACGAAACTGTAAATCAATACAACAGAAAGCGAGTTATACAAACGGGTATAACATATCAGCCCATTATGATAAAATTCCATGACGATAACTCTAACGTAGTTAGGGGACTATGGGAAAGTTACTACAAGTATTATTT